AAAAAATGAATGATGTTGGAAAGATTTTATTAAAGTTATTTAGAGAAGAACAATTAAAACATGGTGCTGAAGGTTGTGTTTGTAACAGATGTGAAGAAGATATGGATAATGCGTTTGTTAAGTATGAAAAACTTGCAGAAATTGATTATTTTAAACTGAGAATTAGTAGACTTAAAGAAGAATTAATTGTTTTAGAAGAAAATTAAAATACAAACAATTAAATAGAACAATATACATAATATAAAACGAAGTGACAAAATATGACTAAAAAGAAACCAGACATGCAAAAGATGATACGTCAAGACGCTGTTAGAAGTTTGATGGTTCAAGGATTTAAAAGACACGAAATTGCTAAAGAACTTGATGCTAGTTATTCTACTGTTGACAGAGCTCTTAGAGAGGTTAGGAACAAAATAGTTAAAGACCTTAAGAACAATACGCTTGACAAAGTTCTAAGTGAGTTCTTGTTATCTTACGATAAAGTGTATCGAGAAACTTGGAAGCGTTATAGAGACGCTGAAGATGAGCGAGTGGCGATTACTGCTTTGGCTTTGTTGAATAAATTGTTCGAGAGCAGGATTAAGATACTGCAGTCGCTTGGGATTGTTGAGAAGGCTGCTGATAAGGTTGATTTGTATATGCCTACTGATTATACTTTTAAAATAGTAAGAGAAGATGTAAAGGAAATAGAATGAGGTCACATATTAAGATCGAGTGGCATCCTTCAAAGAAACAACTAATAGCTTTTGATTTACTAGAAGACAACGAAACCACTGAATTGTTTTACGGAGGAGCCGCTGGCGGAGGAAAGACTTACCTAGGCTGTGTTTGGATCATTTACTGTTCACTGAAGTACCCGGGCTCTAGGTGGTTAATTGGCAGAGCAATACTTAAATCACTAAAAGAATCCACGCTGTTGACCTTTTTTGAAATATGCAGAGAATGGGGACTCGCAGCAGGTAAGAACTATAAGTACAATTCACTGGAGAGTGTCATTAAGTTCGAGAACGGCTCAGAGGTTTACTTGAAGGACTTGTTTGCTTATCCATCTGACCCAGAGTTTGACAAGTTTGGTTCGACTGAGTACACTGGAGTGTTTATCGACGAAGGATCACAGATTACTGGAAAGGCAAAGAATATTGTAATGTCACGAATTAGATACAAACTAGAAGAATTCAACTTAATCCCTAAACTGTTCATTGCGTCTAATCCATCAAAGAACTTCTTGTACTACGATTTCTACAAGCACTGGAAGGACAATAGCTTGCCTTTGTTCAGAAAATTCATTCCTGCTCTAGTGCAAGATAACCCGTTTATTTCAAAACACTACATTGAAAACCTAAAGAAACTAGACAAAGTGTCCAAGGAGCGTTTGTTGTATGGAAACTTCGAATACGATGACGACCCAGCGAAGTTGTTTGAATACGATGATATAATTGATTTGTTTACTAATTCGGTTGAAGAAACTGATGTAAAGTATTTTACTGTTGACGTGGCTCGTTTTGGCTCGGATAGAACTGTTTTGGTTAAATGGCAGGGCTTTTTCATATACGAGGTCATTGTGTTACCTATTTCTTCTACTAAGCAGGTGAGAGAGTTAATTGAGAAAGAAATGGCAAAAGACAAAGTTCCGCGCAGCAGAGTGGTAATTGATGAAGACGGAGTAGGAGGAGGAGTAGTAGACGAGTTACCAGGAGTAAAGGGATTCGTTAACAATTCAAGAGCCATATTGAATTCTGCTAAGCCAGAGACGGGAAACTATGCGAACTTGAAGTCTCAGTGTTATTTTTACTTAGCGGACTTAGTGGCAAAGTCTAAGATCGGAGTGTTCCCTGATATTGATGTGAACTTAAAGGAACAGGTAATTGAGGAACTAGAGCAGATTAAGCGAAAGGACGTTGACAAAGACGGTAAGCTTGCGGTTATTGGCAAGGATGTAATTAAAGATAATTTAGGCCGTTCTCCTGATTTGGCTGATGCTTTGATGATGCGTTGTTTGTTTGAACTAAAGCCCAAGGCTATCTTTTCTTTCGTTTAAAGCCGAATTACCGATAAGTATTTATAGTAGTTTGGTCTTACTATTAGCAATTGATTAATTATTACATTTATGGCTAATGTTGTTAATAACTTTGCTAAAAGAGCAAAAGCAGTGATGGATAGTTTAATTGGACAATATCCATTAACCAAAGAGCGTGTAGGCGTAGGCGTAATAGCCAGTTACACGGATCACATTTATAGGGCGGTTATTCCTAGTTTTTTATACAAACCTGCTTTTGGTTATCCGTTAAATAAAGACGTGCCTGAGATTAGGCGAATGTCTAAGACTCCTTTTGTTTCAATGGTCACTAACACGATAATTGACGAGATTGCTCGTTTGGATTGGGATATTGAGAAGCGAGAAGGTTTTGAGGAAAAAGTACCAGATGCAATAATTCAACAAACTGAGGACTTTTTTTATAATCCTAACAGAAACGAAGAGTCTTTAGAGTTTATCTTACGAGCTTCTTTGAGAGATATCTTAGAACTAGACGCTGGCTTGTGGGTTAAGGTCAGAAACTTAAAGGACGAGTTCGTTGAATGGTATGCTCGTGACGGTGGAACGTTTACTAAGAACTCTGACATTTTTGGCATTTTGCCTGATTATGAAGCGTATTTTCAATACGGTTGGAGCACCGGAGCAAGACCTATTCCGTTTAACAAAAACGAGTTAGTGTATTTAATTCGTAATCCTCGAACTGATTCAATTTACGGCCTAGGTCCAGTTGAGGTTTTATTAGACGTTGTACAGTTGTTAACGTATGGTGTCGATTCTAATTTAGAGTATTTTTCGGACAATAACACTCCTAAGGGAGTTATGAAGATGATTGGAGCTAATTCAGAGGACATTAAGAGCTTTCAAGATGGTTGGACTGAAGCATTAAAGCAAAAGGACTCTGCAGGTAAATGGCGTAAGAGATTTCACAGAATGCCTGTAATGAACCAAGAAGGAGAGTTTATTTCAATTGGCTTTTCTAATATTGAGTTAGAGTTAATCGAGCAACAGAAATGGTTCACTAAGGTTGTTTTTGCAGTATTCGGTGTAACGCCGTCAGAGGTTGGTTTTACTGAGGATAGCAACAGAGCAACTGAAGTAATTCAGTCTAGTGTGTTTAAGCGTAAGACTATTACTCCGTTAGTTAAATTACTAGAATATCATATTAATACGCAAATAATCAATGACTTGCCTTGGATTAAAGGAAAGTACGAGAACATGGTTTTTTTCGATTTTGACAAATATGACTTACAAGAGGAGATAGCTGAACGGAAAATTCACTGGGGAGACATAAAAATGGGCCTTAGAACTCCTAATGAAGTCAGAGAACATTTAAACTGGGAGCCTGCTGAAGGCGGAGACGAGTTAAGAACTAAGGCTAGTAATCCTTTTGATTCATTTGATGGCTTTGGAAGTAAAAAAGACGAAGATGTTGAAGAAGTCAAAGCCCTTGAAACAGATTCGGTTCTTGAATTAGACGAAAATGAGTCTGTGGCTAGTTTAAAAAAAAAAGTTAAAATCGAATTAGGCGACATCGAAAACGCCATTTTAAGCCAGTTAGAGCGAGAATTTGGCGTTGATGTTTTATCTGAGTTAAAAGCAGTGGACGCTGACTTTATCAAACGGATCACTTCCTTGATTAATTTGTCAGGAATAAGAGAATTCTTTTTTTAAGGGAATCAACTTAGCAGAAGTTTCAACCAACTCCAATGTGGTTCCTAACAAGGCCGCTTTAGACTTTCTCGAGAAGCATACGTTTGGTAACTTGAAGGCTTTAGAGGATGATACTCGTAATAAGTTGAGGCAAACGTTAGAGCGTGGTATTATTAATCGTGATAATTTAACTGAATTAAGAGCTAATGTTAAGGATGTAATGAAGGCATCTGAGGCTAGAGCTAATTCGATTGTTCAAACTGAGTTGAATAGAGCAGATAATGTTGGTAGTTTGAGTGTTCATCGTCAGCTTGAGTTTGAGTTTAAGACTGTTTCTGCAGTAGTAGATAAAAATACTTCTTCGATTTGTCGTGCATTAGATGGCAAGACAGTAGGTATTGACGAGAAGTTTGAGTACAAGGGCGAAGAATGGGATAGCCCCCCGTTCCATATAAATTGTCGAAGCCGACTTCTCTACTCGTAAACTTGTACCGACAAGTAAGTTGGTATATTCATAGAAAAGTATATATAGTAGTTTAAACATAGTATACATGGAATATTTTTTTTGCTAGAAAGAATATTTTGCAAGAGGATGCTAAGAGAGTTGTTTAATAATGCCTTTAAAACCGAAATATCAAAAAATTAAAGATGCAATGCTTAAGAAGTACGGTGAAAAGAAAGGCACGCAAGTTTTTCACGCATGGGCTAACAAGCAAGACCTGGACGTTGAATTAAAATCTTATTTTATTATTTCTGAACAACTAAAAGCATTAGACGACGATTTAGTTGAAGGATACGTTGGCACTGGTGACAAAGACACTTACAACGATATTTTATCTGATTCTTGCATGGATGACATGGTTGAACAAATTAAGTCACTGCCAATCACCGTTGACGATAACCATGAGTCTTTTATGAATAAAGGCGAAGGAGAGCGTTTTAGAGCAGTTAACCCAATTGCGAAGATTGTTTCTGCCAAACGTGATTCTAAAGGCATCAAAGTACGCACAGAGTTAAATAAGTATCATGAACGTTATGAAGAAATTAAATCATCTATTAAAAATGGTTTTTTGCATTCTTTTTCTTTTGCATTTATTCCAGTTAAGTATATGCATAAGACTATTGAAGGTGTGAAATCAAGGTTGTTAGAGAAAGTTAATTTATTGAATGCGTGTTATACTGGCATTCCTGTTAATGAGGCAGCAGTATTCACGAATGTTATGCTTAAGTCATTAAATGATATTTCTGACTTTAATGAAGAAGAAGTAAACGAGTTGATAGGAGGTTTATCAATGACTGATGAAATTAAAACAGAAGAAGTAAAAGAAGAAGTCAAAGAAGAAGCAACAGAAGAAACAAAGGAAGAGACACCTGCAGAACCAGCACCTGAAGAAAAACCAGAAGAAAAAGAAGAAGCTAGTGAAGACAAAGAAGAGAAGAAAGCAGAAGAACCAGCACCAGCCCCAGAGAAAGAAGAAGAAAAAGAAGAGGAAGAGAAAGAAGAAGCTTCTGATGACAAAAATGAGGAACTTAAGTCTGTAGTTAATTTGTTTAATGAAAAATTCGATTCATTCGAAAAGAAATTAGATACTATTAACGAAGTTTTAAGCTCACCACAATTTAAAGCAAAATCAGAACAAATGGAAAAAATGTTAAACGAAGAGGCAGAATTGAAAGCAGTAAAAAATGCTAAAACAACAGGCCCTTTGGATGTTATAAAATAGGAGGAATTTTAAATGACAGCAGAAAGTGGAACAATGGATTTAATGAACGCTAATAGTGCATACAGTCACTCTTTTGGATATTTACCTGATAAAACCGTGTACCAAAGTCCTAGCATGGATATTGATATGCGTGAAGAAATCAAGTCTTTAGTTGATAAAGGAATGCAAAGTGCAGAGTTGAAAGCTCAAACTATTAGTGGAATGGGAGCAGGAACAGCAGGTGTATCATTAGTACCTGTGTATGTTGACCCAAGAATAACAGATAGGAGCAGAAAGTTCACACCTTGGACAGAATTGGTTCAAAGAGTAACTAACCAAGGAGTAACAGCTGACTTTAATTATATTACAAGTAAAGGAGGAGCAATTACTTACTCAGAAGATGCAGCTCTAGCAGATGTAGCGGATGTAGAAGCAAGAGGAACTATTCCAATTAAATACCTATATTCAGTAGGAAGAGTCACAGGACAAGTTCAAGCAGCAATGCCTTCTTATATTGTACAAGGATTACAGCCTCAAGGAACTGGAACAGATTCAGCAACCTTCGGAAGCCCAACCGCACCAAACGCAAAACAATACGAAGTCTTGAAAAGAGCTCAAGCTTTGAAAGAATTAGAAGAACAATTGATTTGGGTTGGAAGTGCAACAACTTCAGTAGCTGGTGGAGTAGATACTACAGAATTTAACGGAATAGTAACTACGCAGTCTGCTACGAACCAAAACGATAAATCTGCAACAGTTTTAGAATGGGATGACATTGAAGACACAGTAGAATACGCGTACACTGACAGTGGAAGACCAACTTTAGTTGGATGCGATTCAAGTTCTTTAGCTGACATGAGAAAAATATTAGTAGACACGTTTAGATTCAGTCCAAAAGATATGGCTGGAGACGCTGGATTCGGAGTCCCTGCAAGAGTTGTTATTGAAACAATGCTAGGCCCAATGCCTGTTATTCCAAGTCAGTATTTGGATAACTCGACTGGTGCAAAGCAAATATTTTTCTTAGACATGGAACATATTGAAATGCGAGTACTACAGGACATGACTTATGAAGATTTAGCTAAAAATAATGATTCACAGAAGTTTAGTTTGAAAATGTATGAAGCTTTGGTAATGAAAGCACCAACATTCAATTCATTCATTGATAACATAGCGTAAATAGATAGAGTGATGGAGAGTTTTTTCTCCATTGCAATTTTTTTTATAAAAGGAAAAAAAGATTTTTTAGGAGGAATTTATTATGGCAGGAGCAACAATAACAGTAACTAAGAATATTCCACAAGGGAATTTGTCTTTGATTTATTTTACTGTTACTTTAGATGGTTCAGCATTAGCTGACTTTAGTGGTTATTCAGCGGTTAACTGGATTGATGTAGTAGATGTGACTACGTTAGCAAAAGAACCAGCTACAGCATATACAGCAGGTGGAGATATTACTTTCACAAATAATGGTAATGTTGTAAAAGGCATGGCTTTAGTGGAGTTTTAAGGTGATTAAATGGCAGGAGCAACAATAACGGTTACGAAAGTAATGCCGCAAGGAAATTTGTCTTTGATTTATTTTACTGTGACAACAGATGCATCTAAAGATGCAGATTTTAGTGGATATACAGCTGTTAATTGGATTAGTGCTGTAGTCGCATCAACTTTAGTGCCTGATGCAGCGGCATTGTATTCAGCAGGTGGAGATATTAGATTTACTAGCGCACTTGCGGATTTGCAAGGACTAGCGTTAGTTGAGTTTTAAAGGAGGTTAAAAGATGACAAGAAAATATATGGGCATAACAAGTCCTATTAGAAAAAAGTTTGCACACGAGAAAAAGACATTAGTAATTAATGCTTGTAAAGGACATCAAGCCGCAACCGGAACTTGGAGTATTGCGTTAGATAACGGAACAGCTTTATGTGACCAAAATCAAACAGCAGCTACGTTTGTTATTCCAGTAGAAGGAATGCACACTGGTGACGTAATTGATGCTTTTAGATTAGTTGGTTCTGTTGGAGCAAAATCTGGTGGAGCTACTACAGTTGATGCTGATTTGAGAACGCTTACAAAAGGCGCAGGTTCTATTACAGACGCTTCAGTTGGAGCAATTACTCAAGTTGATGTTCAAGCAGATACAGCGTTAGATTCAGAGAAAGCAAGTTTGGCACACCAAGTGCTTACAGATTATAGTTACTATGTGTTAGTTACAGTAACTACAGCGGATAATGCAGAGAACGATGTAATTTTAACAGGTGTAGAGGTAGATGTGAATCAATAAATTTATTGTAATCAGTTGTAGTTTTTTTTGATTACAACTATTGCTTTAAATTTGATAAAAAGGTGATTTAATGCCAATACGAAGATTTAATAAAGATAATAGTAAAGAAGGCTTGTATTTTAAAATGAACAAAGAAAATAAAAAAAAAGATGATAAATGG